CTGATGGCTCCTTCAAGGGTGATAACCCAGCAACCCCCAATGTCAACGAAGCTTGGGAGCCTACAGAGCTAGCTGAGGTTGTCTCTCCAAAGGAGGTCAAGTACAGTGTCCGTCAAAAGGTGGACGGTACCTCCAACCCTACTGCTGGTAAGTATGCCAAGAAGGGTAAGATCCAACCAACATTCGGTAAAGTAACTACTACTCATTTCTAATCTATGCCTACCACCGTATTCGATCCTTCTGAGGGTCCATCCGCTGAGCAACAAGCAGCTGAGACTGCTGCACTAGAGCAAGGCGAGAAGATCGCTAAGCTCCAAGAAGAAGATCGTGCTCGTAAGTATGCTGAGACTGAAGCAGCTAACGAAGAGGCTGGTCTGATTGCTGGTAAGTTCAAGTCCCAGGATGACCTTGTAAAGGCCTATGAGGAGCTCCAACGTAAGCTAGGACAGGATACACCTGAAGAAGCTGAGGAGCCCTCTGAGGAGCCTACAGAGACCCCTGAGGAAGAGCCTGAGTCTGAGGAGGAAGTCTCTGAAGCAGCAGCTGCTGTTACTCGCGCTTCTGAAGCCTACCTGTCGAAGGGTGAGCTGACTGAAGAAAGTATCGAGGAGCTTTCCAAGTTGGATAGCAAGGACCTCATCAAGGCCTACATGACCCAGTATGCTGCCAACCAAGAGGCAGCTAAGACTCAAGCAGTCACAGCTGAGGCTGAGAAAGCTATCCTTGATTCTGTAGGTGGACAAGAGTCCTATCAACAGATGGTTCAATGGGCAGCAGCTAACCTCGATCCTGCTGAAGTTGAGAGCTACAACCAAGTCACGAACAGTGGCAACGTTGCTGCTATCAAGTTTGCAGTCGAGGCCCTCAGTAGCCGCTACAAGTCTGCTGAAGGATATGAGGCTCCCCTGGTCACAGGGAAGAAAGCTCCATCTTCTGATGCTAAAGTCTTCCGCTCACATGCTGAGCTGAGTCGTGCGATAGCTGATCCACGATACCAGAATGATCCGGCTTACCGCAACGATGTGGAAGCCAGGCTAGCTCGGAGCACTGATCTCCTTTGATCAGTTGAGGAGTTCGACTCTCCTCCTAGTCCTTGCCCTTTGAGCCCAGTACGCTGGACAACTCTTTGGGTGCTAGCGCCCTGACTATGGCCTAAATAGTCAAAACTTACATAGTTCTAGAACGACTGACCAATACATGTCTACCTCTTAACATTTTAGATTAATGACTTTTACTTCATTCCAGGGTAACAACGTAGCCGATGGGTCACGTACTCCCTCCCAGAATTATGACACTCGTTATGCAACCGCTCTTAAGCTGTTCAGTGGCGAAGTGTTCAATGCCTTCAATGACGCTACAATCTTCAAAGGACTGATCCGCAACTACTCCCTCCGTGGTGGTAAGAGCAAGCAGTTCTTGCTGACTGGTAAGCTCTCTAGCGGATACCACACCCCTGGTACTGCTATCGCTCCAGCAGATGGCCTGAAAAGCAATGAGAAAACGATCTTGATGGATGACCTTCTCGTATCTAGTCAGTTTGTATATGATTTAGATGAGCTTCTGAGCCAGTGGTCCTCCCGCTCGGAGATCTCCAAGCAGATCGGTGAGGCTCTTGCCCTTCACTATGATGACCGTCTTGCACGTGTCCTCTGTAAAGCTGCTACTGAGTCTTCAGTGGTAACTGGTGAGCCCGGTGGCTTCCAGGTCAACATCGGTGCTGGTAACACCAACAACGCTCAGGCAATCGTTGATGGATTCTTCGAGTCAGCTGCTGTCCTTGACGAGCGTTCTGCTCCTCAGGAAGGCCGCGTTGCAGTGCTGTCTCCTCGTCAGTACTACAGCCTGATCTCCTCTGTTGATACAAACATCCTGAACCGTGAAATCGGTAACACTCAGGGTGACATGAACAGCGGTAAGGGTCTGTACTCCATCGCTGGTATTCGTATCTATAAGTCCAACGTCCTTGCTGGTCAGTATGGCAAAGACGCTACAGCTAATGCTGCTGTGGCTGGCGAGCAGAATGACTACGTGATCGATAACACCAACCTTGCTGGCCTTGTCTTCCACCGTGAAGCTGCTGGTTGTGTTGAAGCTGTTGCTCCTTCCATCGAGACCACCTCAGGGGACTTCCATGTGCAATTCCAAGGGGACCTGATTGTTGGGAAATTGGCTATGGGCGCTGATTCACTCCGTGTCTCCGTAGCCGGTTCACTTCAGGCTGCTTGATCCATTTTTATTATTGGGGCCTTCGGGTCCCTTTTTTCTTATGACATTATTTTCCAAGAGATCAGACGCTCTCGCGGCTGGTCATAAGCAGTATTTCAATGGCAAGCCCTGTAAGCAGGGACACATAGCTAACAGAAAGACACGCAGTGCTGCATGTATGGAGTGCAATAGGATCCAATGCCGATCCCACTACAATCGAAACACTGAGTACCACAAGGCCAAAACCTATAAGTGGAGGGAAGCCAATACAGAGGCTTACAACGCTCATTGCTCAACAGCCCATGCCAAGCGGCGCAGAGTAAGGGTGCAAACCCCCACTAATGAGATTGAACGTTTAATGATCCAATACCGCTACGAAGACGCTCAACGTCTAACAGTGGACACGGGTATTGAGCATCATGTAGATCACATCTGGCCATTAGCTAGAGGTGGTCCCCATTTACCCTGGAATCTCCAGGTACTCACAGCTACAGAAAACATACAGAAAGGAGCATCATTAAATGGTTTCTAAATTAACTAAACTATCAGCTGTTAACATTGTCCTGTCCAATATTGGCATGGCTCCAGTATCGACCATTGATAACGATAACCCTATGGTTACGATGGCTTCCAATACTATTGATGAAGTCAGTCGTACCCTCCAGGCTGAGGGTTGGGTATTCAATACAGAGAAAGAGTATCCCTTTACCCCTGATCCAGTTACTGGTTATGTTGTTATTCCTGAGAATGTCCTGTCTCTAGATACTGAGTACCCACAGACCATTGATGTGATCATACGTCAAGGGAAGCTGTATGACAAACGAGCTCACTCCTATGAGTTCACTGAGAAGCTCAGCCTTGATGTGACTTGGCTCTTTGAGTTTGAAGATATTCCTGAAGCCTTTGCTACCTACATCACTATGAGAGCTGCTAACCTGTTTGCAGGTAGAGCTGTAGGTTCTACCGAGCAAGTTAAGTTTGGAGAGCGTGAAGAGATGCTAGCCAGGGCTGCGATGCTCCAGTATGAGACCGATCAAGGTGATTACAACATGCTCGGTACAGCTGATAACAGGAACTATCCAACATATCGTCCATCCTTTGTTACTATTAGATTCTAATTATGGCAGCAGTTTCCCAGAAAATCCCCAACCTACTAGGTGGGGTAAGTCAACAACCAGACCCAGTGAAGCTGCCGGGCCAGGTAAGAGCAGCTGATAACGTCTACCTAGATCCTACGTTTGGTTGCCGTAAGAGGCCTGGTAGTAAGTACATTAACACCCTAGCCACCTCGGCTGATCCTGTACCAGCTGATGCACGTTGGTTCCCTATCTTTAGGGATAACCAAGAAAGATACGCTGTAGCTATGTTCAGTAATCCAACCCTAACCCTGAGGGTGTGGGATCTGAATGATGGAACTGAACGAACAGTGACTATCAGTGAGAGTGCCAGTGCGTACTTTAGTGGAGCTAATCAGAACACAGTAGAACAGATCTCTGTGGCTGATTACACGCTAATCACAAACACCAATGCCAAGGTGTCAATGAATACGGACACCAGTGCAGCTGTGGCTAAAGCTGCTTTGGTGGCCATTGATCAGGTAGCTTATAACACTACTTACAACATTGACCTATCTAACGACGGTGCTGCTGCTCCTAACAAGGTCTACTCAGCTACAGCTATTGAAGTTATCCCAGGTTCATACGACTTAGATGATGGTGGTAGTTGTGCTCAATCAGGTGCCCAGACTTTCACAGTAGCCAATGGTCTATCTTTTAGATTAGTTAATCAATGTACTCCTTATCTGGTGGGTGGTAACTCCATCCAGCGTCGGGTCAAGAAAGTCGGCTATGTATCTCCACCATCTAACGTAGAGGAGGCTCGGGCCAAGACTCAGTTTGATGGCTTCAAGGGTGACTGGATCTCAGGGTTCCCCCTCTTTAAGTGTGATGTCTATGATTCTGTGTGGGAAGATAGACCTAGCAGGGTGGATCAGGAACTCACTGACAACTATGGTGGTAGGGTACTTGTCCTAGAGGAGGAGCTAAGATCCTTCTCAGATGCCAAGTACATGTCTCGGCATAGAGTTGACGTGCAACTATTAAATGGTGGTGTGGGCTGGCGTGTAGGCCAAACTGCAACCGTAAGTCTGAATGGACGTTCCTATACAATCCGTGTCACTGCGGAGCGTTTCGTCTATGCCTATAACAGTGCTGGTTCAGCTAGTTATACAACCCCTGTTGATACCAGTGCAGGAACCCTAGACGTTGGTCAAGTGGTTGCTAACCTGGCTACTGGTATTAATGCCATCGCAGACTTCTCTGCTGAGACTGTTGGTAACATCATCAAGATCACCAATACAGCAGGGAGAGACTTCAACCTAGGTGTTAGGGGAGGTGTCACTAACAAGGCAATGACTGTCATCAAGGGTATTGCCCGAGATGTAGCAGAGCTGCCTAATCAATGTTTTGATGGCTATGTGGTCAAGGTTAACAATACTGAAGAGGCTGAAGCGGATGACTACTACGTCAAGTTTGAGACTGAGGCCCCTGGTATCCCTGGAGCAGGCTCTTGGGCTGAGACAGTGGCTCCTGGTATAAAGACATCGGTTAACAGCTCAACAATGCCTCACGCCCTCATACGGCAGGCTGATGGCTCCTTCACGTTGGATGCTCTGAATACGTCTAGTGCGTTTGGTGGTTGGGCTGGAAGAGAGGTAGGGGATGAGACAACTAACCCTGAACCCTCTTTTGTGGATAGGAGTATTTCAAACCTCTTCTTCTTTGCTAACCGCCTAGGCTTCTTATCGGAAGATGCTGTGATCATGTCTCAACCTGGAGACTACTTCAACTTCTTCCAGACTTCTGCTATCGCTATTTCTGATGCAGATCCTATCGACCTTACAGCCTCCTCAACTATCCCTGCAATCCTAAAAGGTGTTGTAGGAACCCCAAAAGGTTTAGTTCTATTTGCAGAGAGGAGTCAATTCCTCCTTGCGTCAAATGAAATTGCATTCTCTTCGTCTACTGTGAAGATGACTGAGATCAGTAACTACTTCTACCGTTCTCAGGTCCTCCCTTTGAACTCCGGGGTATCGATCTCCTTCATTTCAGAGAGCCAGACCTACTCCAAGGTCATGGAGATGGCAGTTGACTCAGTTGAGAACCGTCCCCAGGTGGCAGATATTACAAGGGTCATTCCTGAGTATCTACCACCAGCCTTTATATGGGGTGAGGTGTTCCCTAATAACAACCTCATAGCCTATGGAGAGGGAACTGATGAGGTCTATGTATTCAAGTTCTTCAACAATGGTGATGAGCGTCAACTAGCAGGCTGGACACGCTGGCTGTACCCAGCTCAGATTAAGATGTTTGCAGCTGAAGATGACCTGTTCTACACAGTCATGTATGACGGCTCCAAGTTCATCCTGTGTAAGTCAGAGCTGACAGATGATCCTAGCCAGGCTCCCCTGGATGTAGGATTCTCTAGCTTCTCACCTAGGGTCGATATTGCTCTTGGGAACTCCAACACAACCCTTGAGGTTAGTCCAACTAAGCCCAGTGTCTCCTTACTTAGGTTTAACGCTGATACATTCATAGCTGATCAACTCTACACCTTGATAACAACGACTGGTTTTAATGCTGGTGGTTTCATTGACCTAGTTGTTCAAGAGGACGGTACTGGTCACTATGCCGAGGTGAGGACGGATATGGTTGATACTGACTATGTTGTGGGTTGTGGTTATGAGTCGGTGGTCTCACTACCTTCTATCTTCCTCACAACTGACAACAAGGCAGATAGGGTGAACGTCCCTATGGTTTCCTTTGTCCACTTTGATTTGTATTACTCAGGTCGATACAAGGTTACCCTTTCTAGGCTTGGGTATGATGATGTTGTTCAAAACATTGAGATCACCCCCGCCAACATCTATGATGCCAACGCAGTCCCTGTAGCTGAGATAGGAGAGGCAACTATGCCGATCTTCTCTCCAGGTAACATCACCCAACTGACTATCAAGGCCCCTGATCCTTTCCCCTCCTCCATCACTGGATACAGCTGGGAAGGCACCTATAACAACAGAGGCGTCCGTACACTCCGCTAATTACCGCATGAACTACTCAACCAAAAAGGCTACAATCAAAGATGCCTTGGAGGTTGCCAAGAACATCCGACCAGAGGATAAGATGGAGCTGGAGGGTCTAGGTCATAACCTAGGCTCTCTGCCTTTCTCCGTGGCTCTGAGTGATGTTGCTGTTTCTTTCTTTAACAGAGACGGTGACATCTGCGGAGTAGCTGGTATCTGCCCAACAGGTACGCCCAGAAGTGGGATTATCTGGATGCTATGTACACCAGCTCTCCAAACACAGCCCATAACCTTTGTCCGACAAGCCCGTAAGTGGTTAGCTAAGGAGGAGACTAACTATGACACTTTGTGGAACTATACAGATGTCAGAAACACATTTCACCACAAACTACTGAAGATGTTAGGGTTTAAGGCTCTTCGTATGCTTCAACCTGCACCACTCTACCTACCTTATTATGAGATCGTAAAACTATGTGCGCCATAGCATTAGCAGCCGCTGCTCCAGCCCTGTCTGCAATTGGTACTATTGGTGGACTTGCCTCGTCTGCCTTTGGTATCATGCAGGGCCAGCAGCAGGCAGCTCAACAACAGCAAGCTGCGGCTATGCAAGCCCAGCAGGCTCAACAGAATATGAACATGCAATATGCTCAGGCACAGAATAGTGCCTTCAGAGAGCGTACCGCACAGGTTCAAAAGCATATTGGAGAGACCAGGGCTCAACAGGCCAACCATCTCGCCTACTACAGACAAATAACCAACAACAACGAAGCAGCTAACAAGGCCTACACCCAGGAGCAGGTCAAGCTTAATGAGGCTCGTTCAGCTGCTGCATTCAAGGCCCAGGCCAACTATGCCAAGTCTATTGGAGCTAGAGGTAAGATCCTAGCCTCAGGAGCTACAGGCCAGTCTATCGGCCTCCTAGCCTTGGATGCTGAGCGTCAAGAAGGATTTGCTACTGCTGAGCAGAATGCTTCCCTGAGGGGTGCTGAACAGGCTGCCAGCATCGGTATGGATATTGCTCATACTCAGGCTAAGTCAGCTCACAACACCGCTTACAGTAACCTCATGCCCACAGTCCAGGCTCCCCTCCTCACACCCGATCCGAGTGGAGTTGGTGAGAACCTCAACCTTGGTATCCCCGCTTACAATTGGAGCTAAATGGCAAGAATCTACAATGCTCCTCAATTTGAAGGAGGCTACGAAAGAAGTGCACAGTCCCGTGGCTTTGGTGCTGAGAAAGCAATTGACACAACAAAGCAGGAACAGATCAAGCTCCAGAACACAATGGAGCAGGAGAAGGTTAAGTCCCGTGCTCTAGCTCGTCAACAACAGATTGACACTGGCATCCTTAAAGGCTCTCAAACCATTGAGAAAGCCCGGATGACCATGGAGCATTCAAAGGCTAATGCTAACCTCAGCTTGATGAAGGGCCTTGCAGGGCTCTCCTCTACAGCTGCTGGTGCTCTTCAAAAGCTTGGTGCTGAAGCCGAGCAGAGACAGAAGGTCAAAGAGCAAGAGGAATATGAAGATACTATTATTGCGGAGGCAGGCTTAGGTGGATTCAGTGAATCAACTGAGAATGCCATTGAAGCCAATGAGGAGCGTAACTATCAGGTTCAAGCTGAGTCTCAAGCTATTGGGGAGGTTAGTAGTGATATAGCTGCTAGTGGTGACATTAACACTGCTCAACAGCTTACTGCTTCCTCCACCTATAACCAGGAAGCTCCTATCAGGAGAACCACTTCCCAAGCTAAGGCAATGCACGGGGCTTGGCTTCGTGAGCAGACTCGTCAGTTAAGCCTATCTGGTTTATCTGATGAGGAGATCACTGCCGAGGTATTCCGCTTAAACAAACAGTTTGGTAAGGGTGTAACAGGGGGTAACCGTAGGGTCCTCCTAGACCTTGCCAGGACCATGCAAGGCAACACCAGTGGTGTCATCTCTAACCTGTTTGCCAGACGAGCTGGGGAGCAGACAGAGGTGGCTAAGCTAGAGGAGGCCGATAACATTGCTATGGCAGCTCTGGAGTTTGATCCTAATCAAGCTTGGGCACAGGCCACTGAGGCAGCTGCTAGTAGTGGAGTTGATGGCTCAGCAGGCCGTACACCACTCACACAGCGAAGGGCCTTAGAGGGGCTCCTGACGCAGTATGAGAACGATCCTGTGGATGGGGTTCGTCGTATCAGGGCCTTGATGCAGGTTGAACAACAACCCGGCAACCGTGGTACTACCATTGGAGCTGATAAGCGTTATCAGGCTCGTCTTCGTGATGCCCTTGATAAGGCAGAGAAGGCCGCTATGGCTGACTTTACTCACGAGTCTAACAAGGATACCTATGAGATTGCACAAATCTCCAAGGACTATCTAGATAACCCAACCCCTGAGAACAAGGCAGCTGCTATTGCTGCTCTACAACAGAATGGATCAACAGAAGCCCTGAAACAGGCTAAACTGCTGATGGGTAATGGCCTGGGTATCATTGATTCCCTTGAGGCTGACATCGAGCTACGTGCTAAGTCGGGTGATCCCTATACACAGGATGAGCTGGATGCTTATCTTGCTGAGGGTAAGATCTCTGCTGAAGTGCATAAGGAGTATGGGCCCAACGCTGCTGGTCAAGAGCATGTTGCCCAGGCAAATGGGGTAACTAAGGGGTTAGAGTCTTCTCTGGAGAACAACCTCAAGAATAACATGTTCAAGCCTGATGGTGCCTTGAGGGCTCCCCTATCTAATGAGGAGTTACGTTCTAGCTCTGCTCAGATCAAGATCAGGGCTCGTCACATGAACAATGAGCTAACCAAGATGTTGGCTGGTTGGGCTAAGGCTAACCCAGGTGGTGATCCTTCCACGATGGTTGATACCTATATCAAGCAACTACTTAATAAGCCTGAGTACAGACTCAACGCTTCTGAGGGTGGCAAGTTTGAGGGCTTCCAGGCCCCATTACCCGGTAAGCCTAAGACAATCACCCTAGATAAGTCACAGGCTCGTAGATACTCTTCCCACACACCAGAAGAGATCAAAACCCTCCGTCAAACCCCTAACGCTGTTCAGACTACCAGGGACATCATTATCAGTCCAACAGATCTCCGAGCTGACGCTGATGCTATGTCAAGAGGTAAAGCGCCCAGTGTGCGTACCATTGAGATGGCTGGTGAACTTGGAATCTCTTCTAGGACCCTTGTTGATGACCAGATGAGGCTACAGGGCTATGGCTCTCTTGGTGCTCTCACTGGTGCCTATCGTCTTGAACAGCGTGAGGAACGCTTAAAGGAACTCCGCAATGTTGCTCCAGTTAACCTTCGGACTTCTATGTCTGAATTCCAAACCTACGGTGTGCCCCCCAAAGCATCCCTGCAACTAGCTAACTTGACTCAGGTTAACTATGTTGCTGGTGATAACAAGGGAGGCCTCCGAGGTATGAGTCAACTCCAACGTGATGTGCTTAATCGCATTGCTAAGCCTGAATCAGGTGGTTGGGGTTATGATGCTATGAACAAAGGCGGCTCCCACGGGGGACGTGTTGCTTATGGCTCAGGTGCTGCCAAGGATACCTTTGGTAAACAGCTGACAGATATGTCTGTAGGCGAGCTTCTCCAACATGGAGCTGCTGGTCGCATTCATGCTGCTGGTCGTTATCAGTTCATCCACAGTACACTCGCAGAGCGTGTCCAGAAGCTTGGTATTCCTTTGGATGCTAAGTTCGACAAGGCTATGCAAGACTACATCACACTTGACTACCTTCGTGTCAATCCAACAGCTTGGGTTGGTGTGAATGAGAAAGATCCAGGTGCTATTCAGTTGATGAATAAAGCTGCTCAGCAGCCACTCCCTCCAGCCCCTTGGCTCGGCGGGCCTAATGGTGCTCAGCCTGATCCTATTCACATCATGGAAACCCTCCTTGTGAGCAATCCTCGTGCCTATCAGACTGTCATGAACCCTCGTTCAAGTCAGCAGCAGATTCGAGCAGCAATCATGGATGGCTATGGACGACAAGCAGGTCGTGCTATGTTGGTAGCTAACAGCAACAATCAACCACGTAAGGTCTATACCACCGGAACCCTTGGCTATGGTTCAACTGGTGATCACCTAGACGTCAAGGGAGTTACTCCTGGCGGACTGTATGGTGATAGGAATATTAGACTTACGCGGGGAGAGCTAGATCGTTATGTGGCAGTAGCTACTAATGATGGCTTGGCTCCCCTATCACAAGCTATGGAGGTCACACAGACCGAACAAGACCACCGCAACAGAGGATCCCACGGGATCGACTATGCGTCCTACCAGCAGAATAGAGAGATCTATCTGACTAATGGGGCTAGAGTGGTTGAAAACTGGGTTGACAACTCAGCAAGAGGAGAGGGTTCGCACCGTCTTCTTATTGAAGTTCCTGGTGGTAAAAGGTACGCCTTTGTCCATGGAACAAGTCAAGTACAGCCATCTAATGGCCAGTTAATCTAACTCCTACGGGTGACTTTTTTATGGAAGATCAAGAGTTCAGTCAAGCGACACAATCCGCCTTTGCTGGTGCAGAGGACTATTCACACATACCCAAAGGGGAAACCCTGGATTGGACCCCTGAAGAGGAAGAGGATGAAGCTCTTGAAGTGACTCCTGATGAGGTTGCCCTTGAAGAGGAGTCGGAGCCTGAGGGGCTCCTAGGATCCCTGGGGAATGCCTTCAATGCCCTACGTGGTGGTGAAGGTTCTGGGGGTGCTACTAACGCTATTGACTCCCTTGTGGGAGACTTTAGAGATACCATTGATAACACGTTTCAAGGGGATCAACTCAGCAGAGAGGAGATCAACGAGAAGCAGGTAACAGGACGCGAAGAAGATCAGACTGGTGTCACTGACATCATTGCTGAGCCCGCGAACATAGTAGCTGGTTCAGGCCTAGGGGCTATGCAGCAGACTATTGGAGCTGCTGAAGTCCTAGGTGATACCATCAAGTCAATCCCCTCTCTTGTGGGGCTGGCTGAAGAAGATGGTAAGCAGAACCCATTCAGCAGTCAGTATGAGTGGGCTCAGTGGAACCTTGGTAAGGATGAGGTAGGAGCCCAGACTCCTATCGGTAAGATTGCTCAAGGCTTTGGTGAGTTTGCTCTCATCATGGGTGCTACTGGTGGCTTTAGGGGTGTTGTTGGTGTTGGTGGCAAGATGGCTGCTGCAACAACTAAGGCTCAGAAGGTTAAGATCATTGCTTCTACAGCTGCCAAAGAAGGTATGTACGGTATGGCCGCTGACTTCATTGATGGGTTGGGTGGTAACGATAACATCACCAATCTCATCAAAGAACACGCTCCTGACTGGCTTCCTACTTGGACAACAGCTTTAGCCGTAGATGATGGTGACGGTCCTTATGCTAATGCTCTGAAGAACATGTTTGAGGGCTTCGGTCTTGGCGGCTTCGTTGGGGGTGTTGGGGCCTATCTTGCTGGAGCGGCTGCTGTGCGTAACCTCCCAGTAGATGCGCCTCGCAATGTTAAGGAAGACGCCTTTGTTGAGGCCTCTCAGAAGAGCCTACAGGAGACATCTATCTTTGATGTACCTCCTGGTGCTAAGCAGGTCTTTAACCGCTTGAAGGAGCTTGGAGACGAGACTCACTTCCAACGTTATCGGTCTGTCATGGATCAATACGAGAAGGGTATCCCTGTGACTTGGGATGATATTGCTAATGTCTTCCCTGAGTACTTCACTCCTGCTGCTAGACAGCTCCCTAACGACTTCAACGGTGGTATCTACCGAGCCATTGAAGACCTAGGTGATGACGGTGCTTTCACTCGCAACCCCTTCACAGGTGCTGAACCTGCTGAGGGCTTTGCTGTGGCTATTGATGGGGCTTCCCTCAAGAGCATGGAGCCTGAGGCTGTTCAAGCCTTCCTCCAGAAGCATGCTGATGTCCTCTCTCGTGAGGATGTCTACCTAGGCGCTTGGAAAGCCCCTGATACTGGTGTGGTTGAGCTAGAGCTGAGCAGGGTTGTTCCTGATCGTGCTCAAGCTGAGTTGCTTGGCCAAGCCTTTGATCAGAAAGGTATCTATGATGTCCAAGGTGATAATGTTATCCCCACGTGGGGGTCAGACGTCCTTCGTGAATCTAAAAATGGACATTTAAAGGGTCCTATGGCTGCTCCTAGCCCTAGTAAGACTACCCCAGACTTCACTAAGGCTGCTGGTGACTCTATTCTTACCCCTCGTCGCGGTCAGCAAGTTAAGACTGCAACCCGTAGTCCTCTGACTAAGAACCGTATCGAGAACATCAAGAAGGGTATGGGTGGTGATCCTAATGCTATTAACAAGAAGTGGTTTGACTCCTTCATCCGTGCCAACCGTGTCAAGGTTGAAGAGGTTGCTAACTACCTGAAGATCTCACCTCGTGAGGTTGGAGAACGTGCTCTCAAGTTGTTTAATGAGAACATCCACCTTCCTTACTCAGAGATGAATCTGCCCAGGATGGCCTTTGGTGAAGGACAAGAGATCCTTACTGATGAGGGTATCGTGGTTGTGAATGGTCTAATCAAGGCCCTATCCTCTGAACTTCACAAGGAGATCAAGGCTGTAGGTGATCTAGGTATGGAAGGTATCGACAACACGATCCACACCATCGATATGGTCAACACCCTTGGTGCTTTGATCCGTACACACCACGAGACTGCTTCTATCTCGGGACGGATGCTCTATAACCATCAGATCGACCTGTTTGGACGTAAGTTCAAGGTCCCTACAATGGACCAAGCCAAGAGCGACAAGTTGTTCGAGACTGGCATGAAGAAGATGGATGAGCTGCTTGAAGCTTTGGCTGATGGCTCACCTAAGGCCCGTCTGAAGGCCCAGAAGATGGCTTCACAGCTTGCCCTGGCAGATGGTGACCCTACTAAGATGAGGGGCATCTGGGATAGCTTCTGGGTGGAGGGTACGAACATTGCGTTCCGCTCCTTCTTTAACTCATTGCTGTCTAATACAGAGACTCACATCGTTAATGGCCTATCTTCAGCCACTAATGCTTGGTTGCGTCCCCTCGCTGGTGCCCTAGGTACTGGTGATTTCCGTCACATGCGTGCTGCTCAGTGGAACTTCAAGAGTAATCTTGATGAAGCCTGGAGCCAAGCCATGATGGCCTGGAAGACCGGTGAACCTGTCTCTGATACATCTAAGAAGATGACCCACGGAGTGGGCTCTGAGGAGACTGTGAACGCTTTAGCTGTTCTTAAAGAGACAGCAGAGGTCCAAGGAGACAAGAACCTGGCCATGGGTGTCAAGATGATGGAGCATATGCACGGTGTAGTGGATAACGTCATCTTTTCCTGGCCTACAAAGGTCATGACAACCACTGATGAGTTCATGAAGGCATGGACTGCTCGTATTGAGTATCAAAACAGGACATTTGCCCAAGCTCTTGAGGCTGGTGATGACTCCGGTGATGCTCTGTGGAACACATTCAACTCCCTACTGGAGAAGAACCGTGCTGATGCTATTGATCCTAAGACTGGAGAGATCCTAGACCCTGATGTTCTTGCTGTTGCTCAAGAAGGCAACTTCCAGCAAGCTCTACAAGGGAATGCAGCTACCCTCGGGGCTGCTTTGGGTGAGAACCCGTTCCTACGTATCTTCTTCCCCTTCGTCAAGACTGGACACAACATCACTGTGTTTGGTATGGAGCACACCCCTATCCTTGCTAGGTTAACTAGCGAGTACAAGGCGGTGATGGCTGGTGAAGATGAGTGGGCTAAGGCTGTTATGAGAGGCCGTGAGCGTATTGGATTCGGCCTAGTTGGTGCTGCTGGCATGATGTATGTCACTGGAAACATCACTGGTGCTCCAGACCCCAACAAGACCCAGCGTGAGATCCAAGCTCGCCCTCCTTACTCCATTAAAGTGGGTGGTAAGTGGATTGACTACAGTCGTATGGCTCCATTTGACTTCCCCCTACGCTTCGTGGCTACTGTTGGTGATGCTTTCTCCAAGGGTGCTATGAGTGAGGATCAGGCTAGTTACATGATGAGCTACTTGGCTTACACCTTGACAGCTAACTTGACTCAGCGTTCTGTTACTGCTGGTCTGCGTCCTCTGGGTATCTTGTTGAACCCTCAAGGGAATACGGCTGAGAACATCCAGGCCACTATTGCTGGTATTGGTAACAGCTTCTTACCTGCATCCTCGCAGCGTAGGCAGTTCAACAACATCTTCCGTCCTTATAAGATGGAGTTTGAGAACCAGGTGGCTAGGTTTGCTGACACCTTTACCTTCGGGGCTATGGGTGGTGGTGCTATTCATTATGATATGTTGGATGGAACCCCAGTTAAGAACCTAAACTCTGGTATGAATGCTGTCATTAACCCTATGAACGTCCATGATCGGGGTACTTCTCCTGGTAGGGACTGGTTAGAGGACATTCAGTACGATAAGAATATGGTTTTTACCACTCTTGGAGGTATTAAATTGAAGCCTGAACACAGATCTGCCATCTCTAAGAAGATGGGAGAGCTTGGATTGGGTAAGGCTCTTGATGAGCTTGCTTCTAACCCTAAGTGGGAAGAGGATCGTGCTCTGTTTATTAAACTAGCTCAAGCCGATAAGGTAGAAGCTGACTATAAGCAGGTGTACCCCTTCTACGATAAGACCCATCAGCTGATTATGGACTTCAGGGACAGAGCTCTGGATGCCCTCCAGAACGATCCTGAGTTTGAAATCCTTGCTGATGAGATTCGCTACAACCAAGACCAAAGGAGGCAGACCAAGTTCTCCTCTAGAGGCGATAACTACCTACAAGAACTAGCTGAAAAACATGGCATCAACTGAAAACAGGTATGTAGGGGACGGTTCTACCGTTCTCTACTCTTTTACATTCCCCTATATTGAAGAAAGTGACATCTACATCACACTAGATGGCACCCTAACAACTGAATACACACTTGCCAACGCTACAACTATTGAGTTTAATACAGCCCCTTCCACAGGGGTTGCTATTAGAATCTCTAGGGTAACTGATATTAATGAGTTAGCCGCCTCCTTTTTCCCCGGCTCTGCTATTCGTGCTCAAGATCTTAATAGTAACTTTGAGCAGACTCTCTATGTAGCTCAGGAGCTTCAAGGCAACACTTTCTTGCCTAATGGTTCCCTACCTATGACTGGCAACCTGAACCTAGGTGGGTTTGATGTAGTTAATGGTGGGGCTCAGTTTAATAAGACTGTAAACCTTGCTAATAACCGCATCACCAACGTAGCTGACCCTGTTAACTCTACAGATGCTGCTAACAGGGCTTACGTTGATAACAGAACTGGTGGTGACACTGAGATTGTCAGTACCTCCTACGTCTATTACACAGCCGCACAGGGTGATACGGTACTTACTAGCAATGTGGGTGGTGTTCCTGTCTTTGCAGTCTCTGAAGGCTTAGAGCAGATCTACGTCAATGGTGCTCTACAGCAAACCAACATTGATTACACCACTCAGTCAAGCTCACAGATCACCTTTACACAGCCTCTGTTGCAAGATGATGTGGTGGCTATCTACTGTATCAATAATATCCCGCTTCAGACTTCAGTACCGCCATCTCAGATTGACTACACCTACCCCAGTGGTGTAGAGCAGACCGTACAGCAGCGTCTAGAGCAGCGTGTAAGCGTTAAAGACTTTGGTGCTGTAGGGGATGGTGTTACTGATGATACTGCTGCTATTCAGCTTGCTATAGATACAGTTAGTTCTACTGTTCTATATTTCCCACCAGGTACATATAGAACCACAGATACCATTCGGACTAATACCTTAAGCCAGACATTAGAAGGCTCAGGTCCCCTTAGCTGCTTTATTTTAGCTGATCACACGAATGGTGCAGTGTTCAGGTTGATGCACGAACATTCAAAAGTGCTAAATTTCACCATTAACGCATCTGCAACTAGAAAAGCAACAACCTATGCCACTAACAACTTTGGAATTCAATTAGAGGCTGAGGACACCACTGATCCTTTTGCTAGAGTTTTCTACAGTTCAGTGGAAAATTGTATCATTAGGGATCAAACAGGAGCTGGTATTTATGGATGCGCTGGAACAAACAACAGCCGCATTAGTCAATGCAGTGTAAAAAACATCAAAGGCCATGGCTTTGCTTTTGATAAAGGGGGACTGAGTGGTCGGGTGAATAAAGGGGACTCCGGTTTAGTGAGAATAGAAATCAGCTCAGTCGTAGGCTGCACTGGTCACGCTATTGCTCTTGGTTCTCCAAACCCCACCGAATCCAGTCAAACAATAAGATTTGAAGTCTTTAATGTAGACATGGATTGTAGAGAATTAAGCACGACACTGGGTGCTTATGGTGACTATGGTGTGTTTATGTCTGGCTCTAATAACACACTCAAAGACTGTGTAGTCACTGCTCAAGATGATAACTCCCAACCTCTAACGGCAGTTTTTATTGAAGGGCACCAAAATTTCATTAGTAACTTAAGGAATCAACACTGTTTACACTCAGTAGAAGTAGGTCCTAACTTTACTGATGGACTAAGCATTGACGGTATTTGGAACACGCAACGTGCCCAAGACCCTGCTGTAGTGTTAAGCAACGTAGGGGACGGTAAAGACATCTCCATCAACCCTATCAGCACATCTAGAAAAACATCTCTAGTTGATACTTACCAAGTAGGCGGGCTAAGTCTATATTCTGCTGGGTTTACTAGAGCTTTAGACCTAGGTAAAACAGTTTCTAACTCTACAGCCTGGTTTGACTTAACAGATTACCTTGGTATCTACCTAAACCCCAACCAAACTGTGCAGTTCACTGCTAGCTTCTTTCATACTGGCAACTCAACAGCAGATCTTAAAGTTTCATGGAATGCTCCAGCACTTAGCTACATCTTCTGGGGACCTAATCAGGGGAAGTTTGATACTTCTAATACCTGGATTGAGCCCCAAGTCTTTACATCTGCTAGCTCCAGCCTGGTTGTTGGTGGGGACACAGACACAAGATCACTAAGCATGATAGGTACTCTAAAATGCGGAAATACTGGTGGTTGGTTTGCTCCCAAGTTTGCACAGCTTGTTGCTAATCCAGTAAACACTGCTCTTTCTGCTGGTAGTTTTGTTTCTTATAGAGTACTTACCCCTTAATCAACTTAAAACATGACCTCATTCCTAATCAACGCAGCTAAATACTATGCTGCTCAGCCCCACCAGGATGCAGCGTGGGAGGCCCTCTGGGCTTCCCTGCCTGTATCTACCCAAGAGGAGTTTAAGGAGGCTTACAGAGCCTCTCCACCCCCTCCTGAGCCCTCTGGTCAATTGATCACTGCTGAGGTATTCTCCCAGCTCACAGGTTATGCTGCTGAGCTGTTCACGCAACAGGAGGTGGATGACTGCAACAAGCTCCTAGCTGTCACTGGTTTTGATCAGGATATTGAGGCTACATGCATGCTGATGGCTAACATCTTGCATGAAACGTGTAATCTTAAATTCCTGAAGGAACTAGCAGACGGTTGGGCATATGAATATCGCTCTGATCTAGGTAATACACAGGCAGGAGACGGCCCTCGGTTCAAAGGAGCCGGGGTCCTCCAGCTCACGGGGAGGCACAACTACTCACGGCTGGCTGCTGCTATTGGAGACCCTCGTATTATGGAGGGTGTTGACTATGTAGCAGCTACCTACCCATTTAGATCAGCTGAAACCTGGATCCATGAGAACCGCTTACTTGAGTGTGCTCAACAGAAGGGCTTTGAGTCTGTATGTGTCCGCATTAACGGCGGGTACAATGGATGGGATGATCGCTTGGCTAAGTATAAGATCTGCCGCCGTGTTCTACGGTGACTCCGCACATCCACAGTAACCTGAACCCTTCTACCTATTACTGTGAATGAACTCATTAAAGTTATTGATAGCCTGATAACAACGGACAACACTTGGGCCAGCTGGACAAGAAAGGTGGTATCTTCTTTGATGCTATCTGGATTGCTCTTTGTTGGCTTCCAGACCTATGTTGAATATCAGGAGGGACTAACTAATCTACAAACCATCGAGGAGCGTATCAAGGCTGATCCTGATGCCTTCAGGGAGGTGAAGAACGTCATCAATGATGCTCACCACGCCTATGAAAGCATCGCAGGGATCTGGCTGTATAGCTGGCCTGATGCGCACAACCTCGACACAGTTCACTCAACTGGTGTCAGACAAAACCCCCTTCCCCTTGGACACTTTTGGGCATCTGATGCTCATGACGTGGGGAAGCTGACCCTGAGGATCTGCACTGAACTGAATAGAAAGGCCAAGAATACGGCTTGTTCTGTTTGGGGCAATGAAGATGCTTGGGGACTGCTGGTTGTTGTCTGGGACGAAGAGAAGGAAAAACCTGACCACTACAGAGATATTGTGAGGGCTTTAGCTCACAAGATCGGACATTTACTTTACCCACATCATACAGCATCATGATTGAAATTCTTGGCATCAAACTCAGCTTTGAAGCTCTTGGCTTTATCGCAGCATTCGCTGCTTCTGAGATCATCGGAGAATCCAAACTGAAGGAGAACTCCATCGCAGCTCTGGTTAAGAGCTTGATCGATACCCTCAAACCAGCCCGTAAGGAAGATGAAAAAGTAGAAGCTTTACGCTGGCGCGTGAGAGAACTTGCTGAAGAACTTAAGAACCTCGGAGAATGACATGGCTAAACGTGCATCGGAAGATCTCTTTGATCAACTTCACTCCATGCTGACTGTTGAGATCATTGATCGCATCAAGTCAGGAGAGGCCACCACAGCAGACCTCCGTGCTGCTATTGACTGGCTGAAGGCCAATGGGATCACGGGTGTGCCTGTGTCTGGCAGTCCTTTAGCTAGTCTCCTGGCTGAGATGCCGGACCTAACATTTGACGAAGTTCAGAGGCACATCTAATGGCTCCTAAACGGACCAAGAGTCCTGGTAAGTCTGCAAGGTACTACGCTAAGAATCCTAAATCCAGGGCCAAAAAGAATGCAGCTCAAAGAAAACGAAACAAAACCTCCACCAATAAGAAGTACCGTGCTGAGCTAAATGCAGCCAGACGTGCTGATGGGAATTATGGAAAAGGAGGCAAAGACTATTCCCACACCAAAAGTGGGAAGCTTGTACGTGAACCTCCTAAGAAGAACCGGGCCCGTCAAGGGTCTGGTGGTAGAGCTAAGCGTAAGTAATTAGCATACATTAAATTAATCAGTAAATAGTCCTTACGATGGAAGCTCTCATAGCACCTGCTATAACTCTTATCCTAGCTGCTGCTGGCTATACCGCAAAAGTTGTGTCGCAGCTAGACAGACGTATTGATAATCTTGAGGTAGACCTCGCTAAGAACTACGTCACACGTGAAGAGCTAGACCGTAAATTTGATGGTCTAGTCATCTCTCTCCGTCGTATGGAAGAGAAGCTCGACGCTCATGTGAGTGAAGATCAGATTATGATCACACGCATGAAGTCTAAATACTTTGAACTCTAGTAAAAATTTAACGAGCCAATGGAAACTCCCCGAAGCCTCATGGAAAATCTCCTCACTTTTCGTGCATCTGATGCAAAACGTATGTGGAGAGAAAACATTTTTGCTAGGGATGGATACCGCTGCACCTACTGCGGCTCTACAGAAAACCTAACAATTGACCACATTCACCCTCGGTCGAGGGGTGGTGATAGGTGGTCTGCTTCTAACTGCACGACAGCTTGTCGTTCCTGTAATCAACTCAAGGGATCCATGCGGGTGGAAGACTTCATTTTATTAAAAACGGCTTAAATTATAGCATCAACTGTTATTACAACAACATATGCAGGCTCAACTGATGACAACATCTACCTAAGAACTTCCTCGGGTGGTGCCTTGTATCAATGGTCAGCAACGATATTCAAAACGTAACTATTCCAGGACTTACTTAAATGACTGCTACTACATTTTCAACTGAGAAAAAGAAAGGTGGAGCTTATCAGCTCACCACAACTGCCGTTACTGCCCTCCAAGGTGTAGGCACAGCTACAACCGTGTCTGAAGTGCTTGATATTCTCAGCACTGTGACTAAAGACCAGCACGTCGTTGCTCCTAACCAAATTGGTAAGGCTTCTTCCGTACTGAGCTGATAAATGGCCTCTAAGAAAAAGGGGGCTATGAAAGGGTGCGGAGTCAAAAATGGATGCAAGTCCAAAAAAGGCGGCCTGACTGCTAAAGGTCGGGCCCGCATCAATAAGAAGACCGGTAGCAACCTCAAGGCCCCTGTTACCGGCAAACCTAAGGCTGGCTCAAAAGCTGCTGGCCGTAAAAAGTCCTTCTGTGCTCGCTCCCGTAAATGGACGGGTGAACGCGGTAAGGCAGCACGTAACCGTTGGAATTGTTAATCACTATGGCAAGTAACAGAGACCCCCGTAGGTCATATCGTAGACGCAATCGGGTTAGGCCTACTAGCTCGTCTACACGTAAAACTCGTACCAAGAAATCCACAGCCCCGAAGCCTACTTCTTCCTCAACACGGTCCACAACTAAAGGACGTGCTAAAAATCGTGTAACTTCGGATGCTGGGCGAGTTAAAAAGAATCCTGTCAGCTCCACCCCACGGGGTGCCCAAGGACCACGTACTGCCCCACAGCAGGGTCCTAGTCAAAGGGTATCTGGACTTCAAGGATCACGTAAACGCTATAAAGCTCCACCTAAGACAGCTACACCTAAAGTCTCTAGAGTTGGAGCACAAATTAAACAGGCAGCTAGAGTTAAGGCTGCTAACCCAGGTCGTGCAGCTAGAATTGCTCGTATTGCTAAAAGATCAAAAGGTGATCCCGCAGCTTTGGTTGCCGCTATTATCACTGATGATGTGCTGAATAGAGGGGTTGCTGAAGGTACTCTCAAAGGGAAGCCTGTTAGAAAGGACCCTAAGAAGTCTGCCGGTAAGTACAACACTAGGGATAAAAACGGTAAAGTACGCAGTCGTAGAAAAGCTGGTCCCAAGAAGGTTGGTCCCAAGAAGGTTGGAACTTCAGCCCAATCTTTTGACAAAGCCTTTACTGCTGCCCGTAAGGCAGGTAAGAAGGAATTCACCTGGAAGGGTAAACGATACAATACTAAAATTAAATGATTCCAAAGTTCCGACTTAATGAGTTTCGGGACGTAGCAAGGTGGTTGGATAGAAAACTTCCAGCCCTCTTGTCTTTCTTCCTGAAAGGATGGCTATACGGCTTAGAGACCCTCTACATCGCCTCTAAGGCCTCTTCCGCTGTCGAGAAGGGGATTACACCTTTTGTGCCTCCCGACCCTGTTGTGGGGCCTCCTAAATACCTCTCAGAGCCTTCTGAGGTTGAAGGTCTAGATATTATTCAACTTTCTTCTAATTACGATGAGTGATCAGTTTACGCCTACGGGAGGCCAGACAATCTTCCCGCGCATCAATTTTTTTAAGACCTTTAGCTCTAGACTTGAACAACGCATCAGCAATGGTCGCGTAGCAATGTTCTTCAATCGTCCAGGTGGTGGTCCTTATGCTTCAATCATTACCTACGGCATCACAAGTGCTGGTGGTACGTTTAACCTAAGATCTGCTGGTACTGTTAATTATGCAGTTGATTGGGATTCAACAGGTGTTTACGAAGAGAGCACTTCTAATACGTTAGCCCATACTTATACTGCTGGTGACTATGATTTAGTTGTTTATAGTGATGATGTTTATAGGCCGTTCTTTAATAACAGTGGGGATGAAGATCAGATTACTTCTGTTGCTATTGGTAGTGGTGCTGATTTAGGGGATAGCTTGGCTAACGCTTGGTACGGTGCAAATAAAATTACGACGTTTACTTGTCCGTTTGATGTAACAAGCTCGATAAACAACTTTTCTAACGCTTGGCGCAACTGCACCAACCTAACTAGCTTACCATTATTTGATACTTCTAGTGGTACAAACTTTACTAACGCTTGGCGAAGCTGTTCCAAACTAACAAGCTTCCCATTGATTAATACCTCTAGTGCGACGAGCTTCAGCAACACATGGAGGGGCTGTAACAAGCTTACCAGCTTCCCATTATTGGATGTATCTAGTTGTACAAACTTCACTGCAGCTTGGTCCACCTGCACCAAACTAGCCACTTTCCCCGCCAACATGTTCGATACGACGGGGACGCTTAGCGCTACTGCCTTCCAAAACGCTTGGTCCACCTGTGCCCTAACTGCTCAATCTATTGAGAACATTCTTGTCTCACTAGATACTAATGGTGCTACTGGCATCACACTTGGTATCGACGGTGGTACTAACGCAGCCAAGACTACTTGGTCGGCAGCTGCTGTAACCGCCTACGACAACCTTATCACAAAAGGTTGGACTATCGCCTTCAACGCTTAAATACTATGGGACCATTTACTGAAACAAAATGGGTCGTCTGTCACGGCCCTGGTGTTGTTCACTTCTCGAAACTGCCTATTGGTAGTTCCATGATGACTGGGCAACCCAACTGTGAACACTTTGATACCGAGGAGGAAGGACTGGCTCGTGCTATAGAGTTGGGTTGTGTACCTCCGATTGAAGATGAACCCTTACATCAGAGCATCATCTAAACACCCCCACGTAAGAACCCAAGCACTTGAACGCCGTGACAAACGACAAGCAAACCGACCTACAAGACCTGGAGGCAAAGATAAGGGGTGACTTTAAAGTCTTCCTGACATTGGTCTGGCGCGAGCTGGACCTCCCCAAGCCCACCAGGGCACAACTCTGTATCGCTGATTACCTACAGAACGGACCTAAGCGTCTCCAGATCTCTGCCTTCCGTGGTGTTGGCAAGAGCTGGATTACTGCTGCTTTTGTTCTGTGGGTTCTCTTCAATGATCCAGATAAAAAGATCATGGTTATCTCTGCCTCCAAGGAGCGTGCTGATAACTTCTCGATCTTCTGTCAAAAGCTAATCCTCGACATCGCATGGCTGAACTTCCTAGGACCCCAGGACAAGGACCAGAGATGGAGCCGGATCAGTTTTGATGTCGGGCCTGCCAAACCTCACCAAGCCCCTTCTGTGAAGAGTGTAGGTATCACAGGGCAGATGACTGGCTCAAGGGCGCACTTGATGATCTTCGACGACGTGGAAGTACCTGCCAACAGTGCGACAGATATGCAACGGGAGAAACTCCTACAACTAGTAACTGAAAGTGAATCAATTCTCACACCGGACGACGACTCACGGATTCTTTTCCTCGGTACTCCACAGTCAACGTTTACGATCTACAGGAAGCTCGCAGAGCGTTCCTACAGGCCCTTCGTATGGCCTTCACGCTATCCCAAGGACACAGCCAACTACGAGGGGCTCCTCGCGCCTCAACTGGTTGATGACATCGAGAAAGGAGTGGAGAGATGGACACCCACCGATAGCCGATTCTCTGACCTAGACTTGATGGAACGAGAGGCCGCTATGGGCCGCTCTAACTTCATGCTTCAGTTCCAGCTGGATACCTCGCTGTCTGACTCGGAGAAGTTCCCCCTTAAGTTCCAAGACCTTATCGTTACCTCCCTCGGACCTGAGTGTGCTGAACGTTATGCTTGGTCGGCTGATCCCCGCTATATGATCAAAACCCTTAACCCCGTAGGACTGCCCGGAGACCGCTTCTACGGGCCGATGTACATCGATGAGGGTATTTGCCCTTACGATGAGACAATCGTCTCTGTAGACCCTTCTGGACGTGGCTCAGACGAGACAACAGCCTGTGTCCTCTCTCAAGCTAATGGTTACATCTTCATTAGACAGATGATGGCCTTCAAAGATGGTTACTCTGACGACACACTCACAGCTATTATTCGCATGGGTAAACGCAACGGAGCTACTAAGCTTCTTGTTGAATCTAACTTCGGAGATGGTATGGTCTGTGAACTCTTCAAACGACACCTCATACAGATGCAAGTCCCTATGGATCTTGAAGAGGTTCGTGCTACTGTTCGTAAGGAAGAACGTATCATCCAAACACTTGAACCCCTCCTTAACCAGCACAAGCTGATCATGGATCCTAAAGTTCTTGAATGGGACTACGCTTCTAACCCTGATGCTGCTCCTGAGAAACGACTTGAATATATGCTCATGTATCAAATGAGTAGGATGTGTCGTGAGAAAGGAGCTGTTAAGCACGATGACCGTATTGATGCTATGGCACAAGGGTGTCAATACTTCGTTGATGCTGTCGCTCAATCAGCACATCAAGCACAAGCTAGAAGGAAGAATGAAGAGTGGAATGCAATGATGACTGCCTTTGAAAACCACCCACATCTAGCCACAGATGCCCTTGTTTTAGGACACTCCTTCAAATCCTTGGGATCCACTGGTAGCACTAAGGTTTGGGACTGGACGTAGAAAGTGCAGCGTCTTAAGCAAGGGGAGTGGTGCCCTCTTGTGTGGATATGCGGTGACAAACCCCCTTGTTTCAATCAGGGGGTTTCTTTCCTTTAAGCACATCTAGAGGCTCTATGAGGGAGCGGAGCGACCGAATCCAATCTGGATAAAGGTTCTTCAAACACACACCAACACCAACAAACTTAATAGGCTGATAACGCCTCTCGGTACGAGGCCTGTTATTCCTCTATTACTTACACCAACCACATTCCACGTTAACGTTAATGTCTTCAACAAGACTAATCTCTGTAACACCTAATGCAGAGGAGATGATAGCTTACTGTGCAAGGGTATCTAACCCTAACAATCAGGACAATCCTGAGAGTGAGAAGCTTATTCGTTATCTCATCAAACACAGACACTGGTCTCCCTTCGAGATGGCTCATATGGTCATTGAGTTGGATACCACTAGAGCTATCGCAGCTCAGATCCTAAGGCATAGGTCCTTCTCCTTCCAAGAGTTTAGTCAGCGTTATGCTGTTGCTGATCTTGGGGAGTTTGTTGTGCCTCAACTACGTCGTCAAGACACCAAGAACCGTCAGAACTCTATCGATGATCTTTCTCCTGAAGTTGTGGATGAATTCAATTCTGACATCCAGAACCTGTATGAAACTCAGAGAGACCTCTATGACCGACTACTATCTTCTGGAGTGGCTAAGGAGTGTGCTCGCGGTATCCTTCCTCTCAATACTCCTACTCGGCTTTATATGGCTGGAAGTATTCGTTCATGGATTCACTACATAGACCTCAGGTCTGCTAATGGAACTCAACTTGAACATCAAGAGCTTGCTCTAGGGTGTCGTGAGATTCTTCGGGAAGCTCTTCCCAACATTTACAAAGCTGCTTTTAACTGACTATGACCGCTGATCACTTAGACCTCTCAAGAGGTGCTCGCCTACAGGCTGCTCTAGAAGCGGCTCTGAAGGCTAAGAACCCTACTTTGGTTAGATCCATAAGGGCTGCTATGGAAGGACGTACTGTAGACCCTCTGGAGGGCCTCTCACTGCATCCTGAGGTTGATCATCTCTGGAACTTTCCCAGTTCGGAGTAATTTGACATAATTTTGTGAGGGGGTATCGCCTATGCGGTGCAGCCCCGCTCCCCCCGTGGCCCCCTCCTAAGTGAGAAATAGAGGCCCCCCTATGTATCAGATAGGAGGCCGGACTAGGCAGTTGATTCATGACTTTAGCGGCCCTGACTAGCCAGTTGATTCATGACATTAGGGCACGGAACTGGCACCGATCCGTGTCAATCAATCCACATCTGTTTCACATCATCATCCATCCTTAACTAACAACAATTAACCATGAGTATTATTGATAGATCATCTGATCATGACCCAAACTACGAACAGTTCGCTGAAGCAGCGGAGGACAATATCTACAGAGCGTACAACTTACTGACTGAAGATACAGCTCAAGCTACAGGCAATGCCCGCTCAATCGCCCAAGAGTGGTATATCAAACCAGAACAATATGTAGTGGCCTGGCAAGCCTTACTACTAACAGCAGCTGAACACTTAGAAGAACAATCCAACAAGGAGACTAACAACAATGAATGACTATGACTTACTAGGGCTGATGGATACCCACAAACAAATGAAGGCTCAGGGTATAGATGTACCTGATACATTCGCTGAGTTCTTAACAGGTATCCAACCAATTGATGAT